GTGGGATGAAGGTTTGAATTATAAAGAAATGTATGATTTGAGACCTGATTTATTCTTATGTCAGTTAAAGCCTAAAACAGATAAATATACTTACGTAGAGTGGTTAGGTAGAGAATTGGATGATGATCCTAGTAACGCAGATAGGGACAAAATGAAAACTAGACCTTATTTTAACTATCCTTTCCACCTAACTATAGTATTCTCCGCATTCGCACAATGGTTTGGAAATATGATGAATAATTTCCAGGAAGATGTGAGAGGAGATAATACCAGTCTGATAGGTATGAAATGGTCGGGTGGAGGTACTAGGAAACTCATGAACTGGATTAATAAGGAAGCTGATAGAGTTGAAGTCAAACTCTTAGCTTATGGAGATGATGCAGTATATAAATTCTCGTATCCAGAGATGGGGATAATAGATGGTAAGTACACGTTTATAGGATACAAAACTGCTATAATATGTCCAGATGTGAGAGGTATGGATTTTACCTTAAACAGATTGGATATAAATATGGTAAAAAATTTGATAACCACTATACTATCCTCTTTTGGAGAATCTATAGATATGAGTGATATATATTCATATGTTTTTCCAGGAATATGGCGCTTTTACTTAGATCTATGGTTAGAAAGTGCCATATATACACCTATTATTTTCCATGGTCCTATGATATTCCAGCTTCATGCAGGCCTGAGAAGTGGTATTCCAGGTACAACTTATTTTGATCAGATAAAAAGTATTCTTATATATAAATGGATCAGATGTAAATTTGAATACGAAATATCTTTAAGAATAGTTGATAAGAAGGAAATAAATAGAGTATTTGTAGATGAGTGTATACTTAAACTGTTTAAAGAGTTAAAAGATGTACATGATATAGAATTCAAACCATTCGATATACACAATCAAAATGAATATGTACATATAAAAGAATTTCCAGGTTTGGAAGTGACTCCGTATGAAATTTTGGGACATAGAATATGTAAATTCCAGTTAGAAAAAGGATATGATTTTATACCTGTTAAATCTATTGGTGCTATTATGATGAGTCTGATAAAACCTACAACTTCATATACATTTAATGTTATTGCAGATATGGTAGAATTAGATAGAATTAGAGGTATGGCATATTATGCTTTTGTATATCCGCCATTATACCAGATGTTAAAATATGCATTTTTCAAGACTAGATCTGAACCTACAAAATATGAAGGGAAAGATATATTTGAAGAAACATATCCTATATCTTCAACTGATGTAGAAAACATTATGTCTAGTTTATCTGATAAAATAGTTAAATCTCTTAGGGATGTACAAGTTAGTACTAAACAGGAGAGAGTTGAATTCATTGGAATAATAGAAAATAGGAAATTCGGTGATCCTAATTGGTTCCCCA